AGGGCCAGCTCGCCCTGGGGGGCTCCGCCGCCCTCGGACTCTTCGGGCAGGCTGACCGCCAGGGGAAAGGCCTCCCAGGTCTGGTTGTCCCACTCCACGTCCACGTCGCAGGAGGTCCAGTAGTAGGTGTCCTGGAGCGAGCCGGCGAAGTAGATATCCAGCTTGACCAGCCAGATCCAGGGGGCGCCGCCGGCCAGGGCGTTCTTGGCCGCGATGAGATTGGAGGTTAAGGATTTCATCGTTTTCCGTTACACAAACCGCTCCACCAGCGAGAGCCCCTCGTTATAAAACTGGTGCATGAACTCCTCCTCGGTCAGGCTGTCCTGCTCGAAGGAACAGCGGTAATAAAACTCGTAGCTGGCCGTCACGGCCACGCTCTCTCCGGGTGCCGCGCCGAACGTCACGACGCCGGTGTCGTTATTGATGGTATAGTCCACGCCGCGGGTCTTGGTGACGCCGCCGACCTTCACCGTTTCGCTCCCTTCCACTATGAATTTCTTGTCCAGCTGAAAGGCGGTCTGGCTTCCGTCCCCGGTTCCCACCGCCTCGTCGGCCACCTGGTAGTCGCGGTAGTCCTGAAAGTAAAAGAGCAGGGCCGCGCCTTTCCGGCCTTCGTAAAAGGCCCAGAGGGTGGCTGCGTCGGTGTTGCGGATCGAGCGCCAGTTGAGGACAAACCGGGCCCGCTCCCGGGTCCAGCCCGCCCGGGTCCGGGCCACGCCGGACTCAAACTCCGATTTGATTGTGGAGAACTCCACCGCCCGCCGGCGGGGGTAATGGGAGCTGACCGAGAGGATCGGGAGGCCCATCGCCATCAGATATACCTCCGGATGGTTTTCCTGACCCGGCCGTCGCGCTGGATGTCGCTGGCCACGATCGCGGTCACCTGCTCGGGGCTCATGGACGAGCCGAACATCTGCGGGTCGATCGAGACGTGGATATCCACCGGCCGGGCCGAAGCGACCGCGGCCATCGGCTGAGTCGGGGCGTATGCGCTGGCGGTGGACCCGGCCACCCCGCCTCCCGCCCCGGGCGCGGTGCCGAACATCGCGGGGGATACCTGGTACATGACGTACCGCGCCGCCAGGTCCGCCAGCATCCGGAGCATCGAGTTATAGAAGCTCTGGGCCACCTGCTCCAGCGAGTCAAACTCGCCCTTCATCACGGTGAAAAAAAAGTCGGAAAAGCCCCGCTCCATGTTCTGGGCGGTCCTGCGGGCCAGGTCCTCCTGGCACTCGAAGGTATATTTCCAGTCGAGCCCGTAGAGCCCGATCTTCGGCCCGATGGCGTCCAGGGCCTCGCCCACCTCCTCGACGCCTTTTTTGGCCGCCTGGGTCGATTTTTCGCCCTCGTCCTGGGCGTTTTTCATCTCTTCGGAGAGCTCGAATACCCGCTTTAAGACGTTCACTTTAGCCTCGTCCACCTTGTTCCAGGTGTTAAAGGCCCCCTGCGCCCTCTGCTCGTGGTCTTCCGACCAGGCGGCCAGTGTTTGGGCCAGTTCCTGAGCCGATTCTTTATATGGCGCGTCCCCTTTTAGCTTGTTATAGAGGTCGATTAGAAACTTTATCGGTTTGATCGCCGCTGCGGCGGTACTGTGCCAGGCCGTGGCGAATCCGGGGATGAGCTTAATCAGCTCGCCTGTCCCCGTAATCAGAGTGTTTATTCCTTCGCCAATAAAAGCCCGGGTGTCCTCAAAATCCTTCCCGGCTAAGCTGAGCTTGCCCTGAAAAAGCTCCGTCAGGGCGACGATGGCCGCGTTGACCTCGCTTGACTTGGTCACCGTGTCCCCGAGCTTTTCCTTCACGTCCCCCCAGGCGTTGGAGAGCTGTTCCACCCGGCCGGCGTAGGAGTTGATGTCGGCCTGGGCGGCGGTGCCGAAGCGGCTCTGGATCTTTTCCATGACGGCGTCGAACTTCTCTGTCCCTTCCAGGCCCTCTTCGATAATGATCCCGTAGCGGCTGAGGGTGGATGTCTCGCCCTCAAAGGCCCGGCCTACCAGCTCGGCGGCCGCGGCCAGGTCCATCTTTTTCGCCGCCGCCAGGTTGAGCGTGGCCCGGGTCGCCTTCTCCATCACCTCCACGTCCATCTCGTGGCCCAGGAGCACCTGCTGGGCGGCCATCACCTGCTCGTCGCCGTAGCGCGAGACCCTCTGCATGGCCGAGGCCTGCTCTTTCAACAGCTCCAGGTTTTCCCGGGTGTACTTGTTGGTGTCCTTCAGGGCGGTGGCCAGGCGGTTCTCGGCGTCCTCCTGGACCTGGGCCGCCTCCATCGAGCTCCGGGCGAAGTTGATCAGGGCCCGGGTGCCGAAATACGCCCCGAGCATGGCGCCCACGCGCTTGACCGTGCTCCCCAGCTTGTTCATGGAGGAGTCGGCGGACCGGAGCGCCCCGGAGGCCTGGTCCTTCCCGGTCAGCCGGAGCTCAACGTCGTATTTGCTTTTAGCCACCATTTATTTTTTCCCTCTCACCCCCGCCCTCTCCCGCCAGGGGAGAGGGTGTCGCGGGGAAGATCCTCCTCCTGCATCTTGACCGCCGCCTGCTCGAAGGTGAGCAGGGCCTTCCACTCCCGGACGGTGAGATCGTCCGGGGCGAACCGGCAGCCGGCGGCCTGGAGCTCGCGGATCCCGGCCAGGTGCTCGATCCATTTCAGGTCTGTTTCTTCCGGCAGATTCAGCGGACATGTGTCACATCCGGTTGTCGCGTCCCGCCGGGGACAGCTCCCCCGGTCGGGCGGGCACCCGCCCTCCGACTTGATCCTCTTCAGGACCCGGAGGGCGGCGGGGAGTTTTTTCGGTCGTCCCCCTCGATCCGGGTCCGGACCCGGTCCAGCCGCTGGGCCGCGGCCAGGCGGTGCCGGGGCGGGATCTTGCCCTTGATCTCATCGGTCAGGCTGACTGCTTCCCCGCCCTGGCCGTAGCCCTCCACCTCCACGATCAGCGCCTCCCAGAGGTCCATCATAGCCTGGACGTTGCCGGGGGCCTCGAATAACAGCTCGTCCTTGTTCTCCCCCTTAACCGGGCGCAGGCGGGCCGACTCCCGGGTGTACTTGAGCCACTCGGCCGGGGTGGGCTCGCGAAAAGCGTGGACCACCTCCGTCGGGGGGGTGATCGTCTCGTCAACCAGCTTGACTCGGATCAGGCCTCGGTCTAATGGGTACATAATCACCTCCGGTGATGTTTCTGGTCTCCAGTTTCGAGCTTGCAGTTAGCTAGAAACCAGAAACTAAAAACTAGAAACTAAACTTAGGCTTCCGTCCCCAGGTACGCCGTCTCGGTGTTGATGACGTAGGCGGAGAGGATCTTCGATGTCCCGCTGTGGTAGTGGAGTTTGCCGGTGATCCGCCAGGCGTTCCGGGTCTCGACCTTGACGTGCTCCAGGCTGGTGATGATGAAATTGGGGATGTCGATGTAGAGCTTGTGGTAGTAGGTGGAGGCGATCAGGGCCCCGGTGATCTCGATCAAAACGCTTTTCTCCGTGCCCGCCCGCCAGTCGTCCCGGATGGTGGAGGTGTTGTCGGCCAGGAGGGTGAAGCTGAAGTCGAATCCCCGCTTGCCGAAAAGGAGCTGGGCCCGCTCCGTCCCGCCCCCGGCCTGGTAGCCCAGGTCCCGGAGGTGGTTGTTGCGGATGGCGAAGTCAAACTGGGTCAGGCGGGTCTTGACCTCGGTCTCGGAGTCCCGGGTCCCGTACTTGAACGAGACCCCTCCCCAGGGGAGGAAGTTCATCGCGGTGGCGGCGGGCATGGTGAGGTCGCTGGTGGCCTCTTTCCCGGAGCCGACCATCTGGGCCTCCACGGAGAGCCGGGGGTTGCCGTACTCGCCGGAGATCCGGACCGAGTCCACCACCATGTCGGAGTATTTCTTTTTGATCCCGCTGGTCAGCTTCTCGACGATCGTGGTGTAGGGGAGCTGGTCGGCCGTGGCCGGGGCCAGGAGGGTGAAGTCGTGCTTGTAGGCCGCCGTCCCGCCCTGCTGGGCGCTGGAGCAGGCCCCCATCGCGAAAGCCAAGAGATAGCCGGCCGCCTCGGTGGAGAGGTCGTAGCTCAAGTTGAGGCTCGACTCCAGCCGCGCGACCACGGAGTCGGTCGGCCACTCGTGCCCCCGGCCGGTCTCCTCGTCGTCGCCGATCAGGGCCACCCCGGGCACGGCCACCGCCTCGCCCTTGAAGGGAAAAGCCTCGGTCATCGAGCCGTTGACCAGGGCGGTCCCCCAGGCGCTCTGCTTCTTGGTCGAAAAAGCCCGCTGTATTTGACTAAACCATTCAGACATGACTAATCCTCCTCAGTGATTGCGGATTGGCGATTGCGGATTGCGGATTTTGCCCCCGCCTTTCCCTTCTCGCCCTCCGACACGGTCTCCAGACTCTCCACGTGTTTCAGGTAAAGGTCGTATTCCTGCTCGGTGGCCTCGTGGGTCCGGCCGGGCTCGAACTCCCGGTCGTAGCCGGTGGTATGGACGCCCACCGTCCCCAGGCCGTCTTTAACTTTGAGCGTGACGGTTTTTTCTTTCATGTTCGCCTCCCGGATTATTTTCAGTTTCTAGTTTTTAGTTTCTGGTTTCTGGTTAACTGCAAACTGTAAACTCGGAACTCGAAACTTGTTCTCTCGTTTATGCCTCCGTCGTTCGGTCATAGTCGTGGACAAAACGAAAATCGAAATAATGAATCGTCCCTTCTTTAGTCGAGACCAGCGCCGATCTCCGCTTGGGGACAAGCGGGTTGATGTCCAGGTTAAGGTCGTTCCCCGCCAGGCAGCGGCGGACCTCCCGGGCCATGTCAAAGATCCCGGCGCCCCCGTCCCGGCCGCGGGCGGTAGCGGTAAGCCCGGCGGCGTGGCGGTGCCCCATGATGACGCAAATAAACGTCTCCACGTCAAAGCTGTTAAAGCCGGCGTCGAGCTCGGTGTATTCGTCATCGCGGACAAACACCAGGCAGGCGGGGAGCTTTTTCATGTCTTCCTGGTAAAGCTCCTCGTCCAGGAATTCGCCGTGATATTCCTTGATTGTTATCCCCGGGAACAGGTCGGGGAGGCGGCTGCCCCGGAGCTGCTCGACCACCGCGTCAATGAGCTGTTCGTCGGTGTAATTCAATCAGCCTCCCAGGACGTAATTCATTAGCGCGTCTTTCACCAGTTCCACGTCCTCCTCCTGGAACATCAAATAAGGCCGGCCGACCCTGGGCCCGCGCCCGAGACGGCCCCGGCCGAGCTGCTGGATCCGGCCGTAGACCTTGTTGGTGCCGATCTGGAGAGCGTCCCGGAGGGCCTTGAACGTCACCGAGGACTTGAGCCCGCCGGACCGGACCAGGATCTTGTCGTGCTTGCGCTTTTGTTTCTCGGCCAGGGTCTCGGGGGCCAGCGGGGCCCACTTTTCCGGCCGGCCCTCGCGGCGGAAATTCTCGGCCACCGAGGCCAGCATGTGGGCGCCGCCCTCTTTAAATGGCACGGTGAGGTCCCCCATCCGGGCCCCGGCCCTTCGCATGGCCCGCTGGAAAGCCTTGTCTTTGTGGAGCGTGACGCTGTATCCGGACACTAAAAGTCCTCCAGGGTCCCCCGGTCGAAGACCCTTTCCTGGCCGTCGGTGACACCCACGTTAACCTTGTCGTCCACCCCGGTCTTTTCGCTAATCCCCGGGAGGTCCTGCTTGCGGTCATGGACCCGCTGGAGGGCTTTGAGCGCGCTCTCGTAGTCTTCCTTTTGCCCCTCGGTGGGCCGCCGGGGCGGGTTTTTGGCCAGGTTGTAAATGGCGATGGTGATTGAGAGAGCCTTGACTACCGCGGGGGGAGCTGAGAGCGGGGTCGAGTAGCGGTTGGAGAGGAAAGAATCAATCACGGCGTCCGCGTCCGCGATCGCCTGGACGACTTTGCTGGAATCGGGCAGGCCGTCGCCGTCATCATCGGCCAGGCCCACCAGCTCGGACATCCCGATTCGGGCGACTATATCCTCCTGAGTGCAATAAGCCATGTTTTCTCCTCAAGGTAAAAACAGCCGGGACTTTCTGGGACCCGGCTGCTTGTTTTCAAACGGCTGTTTGATTTTCCTGCGTTGAGCTCGAAATTCGCGTTTAAAAGCCTTTTCCCTGTTTGGCTGCTACCACCCATCCCATCAGGTCGCGATCGCTTAAAAGAGCCCGGGCTCCGTCCGCGGATTACTGCCCTTCCTGCCGGGGCTCTGTCTCCAGGGACTCAATGATCGGCAGACCGGCTTTTTCCACATCCCCGCGGCCGACAATATCGACCGCCAGGGCCTGGCCGAGCTTTCCTTCCTCGCGGATGGCCGTGATCTGGTCCTTGGTGAAAACCCGGGGGTCGTAGTATTTCTCGCCCTGGTGCTCGATGCCCCCCCGCCAGAAGCTTTTCCCGTCCTTCTTGAGGTAGGTTACCCGGAGAATGGCCTGGTCGGTGCCCTTCTGCTTGTCTTTTTCGTCGTCTTTCCTGGACATCACTTCACCTCGTAGAGCTGGATACACGCCTCCCCGGTGTCCACGTCGAAGTCCGCAAATATCCCCGTGGCAAACTCGATCGGCCGGGGGAACATCACCGACACAGACCCCTCCGTGGCCTGAAGGCCGAGATAAATGTACTGGGTCCCGGTCGCGTCCGTGCCGTCCACGACCTTGACCGTGGTGTCGGTGCCGGAATCCACCACCCGGGTCAATACGGCCCCGGCAATGAGCTTCCCTCCTCTGGAGGCAATCGCACCGTCTGCGCATGCCGTAGTCGAAAGAGGATACGTAAGCTGGCCGGGACCGGAGTCAACCGTGGGCCGATAAACTTTAAGGGTAACTTTCGGGCTGGTCCCGGAGATCGGGAACACGGCAAACCGGAGCCACCCCAGGTTGTCGACGTTCTTAACGATCTGATGGACGTTGGTATCGTTCAGGGTTTCCACCACCCAGGACGACCCCTCGGGATATCCGAAGGCGGCAACCGAGTTGGACCGCGCCGTGGATACCTGGTAGGCGATTTTCACCACGGGGGTGGTCCCGGAGGCCTGCACCCATATCCCCAGGGGCCCGCCCAGGCCCTGGACATTGACCGCGCTCGAATACTCGGCGGTGCCGTTTACCAATGTCTCGCCGGCAGTCGCGCTCCCCAACACATAAAGCGCGTCGTCCGAGGGGTTGTCAGCGAGCCCCCCGGCAAGGGCCGGCTGGGCCAGCACAAACCAGAACGCCAGCGCCAGGGCGGTAATTAAAAATGCCTTGATCTTTTTCATCGTTTCCTCCTTGGCAGGTTCCTTTTTCTTCCCTCTCACCCCTGCCCTCCCCCGGAGGAGAGGGCAGGGGGAGAGACACTCAATCGCTCTCTAGCGGATTGGTATCCTCTTACACTCCCTCGCCGGTAGACCCGACGATCACCTCGTAGAGGCCGTAGCCGGCGTTGTCGCTGGAGTCGACCCCGAAGAGATAATACGGCCGCATGAACAGGAGATCCTGGGCCGACTCAACGTCCTGTTCCCGGGAGATGATGAACGGCATCAGACCGAAGCGGGGGCGGACCAGCGCCCATTTGGTTGCATGACTTCCGACCAGGACCGGGCAGACCACCGGCTCCGCCATCCCCTCGTACCCGGTAAGGGCCTGGCCGGCGCCCTTATTCCCGACGATCTTGTGGGCCGTGGCCATGTTGCTGGGGCCGATAAGGAGCAAGAGCCCGCTCAGGGTTTGGTGAACGGTCAGCCCCTTGTAGGTCTTGAGCGAGGCCATCACCTCGATGGCATCTTTGAAAGACGAGTCGCTCAGGGCCGCGGTGAGCTTGTTCGACTGGGTGGACCCGTCCTCGAGCGGGTGGTCGGTGTCGATGAGGTACTGCCCGTCGTAACAGGCGGTGGAAAACATCCCGGTGACCAGGGTGTTAACCATGCCCTGGAGGTGGTCGATATAGCTCTCCGCCATCGCGTTGATGCGGGGTTTTACTATCCCGACCCTGTCGCGCTTGAGGTCGCGCTTGTGGACCTGGATAGTGTTTTCCCAGTCCTTGTGGGTGATTGAATAATCGAAAGCCCTCAGCTTTTCGATCTGCCGGTCGCCGAGCCACTCCTTCATCTCGGAAATATCGGCGAGCCAGTCCAGCTTGGTCGCCGCCGAGTCGGGGTTTTCGATGATCGTGGCCAGCTTTTTGTAGAGCTGGGGCAGCTCCGCCAGCCTTTCCTTGAACAGCGCCCGGTATGTATAGGACGCGGCCTGGAGCTCTGCACTGTCTAAAATTCCGCCCATTGTATCCTCCTTTTTACGGTTACTCTTACTTGTCTCTCCGCCGATAGAAGCGCCGGCTTACGGGATGTAAATGAACACCCCCTCGGAAGTCACTTTGAGGAGCTTGCCGACGGCCAGCTTGGACCCCTGGGTCGCGCAGATTGTCTCGGCGTCCTCGGCGTAAACGTCGGCCCCGGCGTTAGCCTGGGCCACCGGGTCAGTGGCACTGTTCTTGAGCGGGCCGAAAGCGCAGCCCCGCATCAGTTTGATGTCCTTATCCCCCGCGCTCCCGCTGGAGTTGTCCTTCTGCTCCTGGGATATCCCCAGGATCGGCTGGCTATTCCCGCCGGCCTCCCCGGCATAGCCGGAAATGGCCTGGATGATTCCTCCGGAGTAGAGCTTGGTGGAAGCGGCAACCGGGGCGTCAAACTCGCACCCCACGCCGATCACCCGGGTGTTTCTGTCCTTTGTCATCGCCATGATCTATCCCTCCTGGTTTTTGTTCTATGGCCTGGCCTTGCCTCTGCCGTTACTCCGGGCTATTGCTGGGCCTGTTTCTCCTCCGGCTTTTTCTCCGGCTTCTTCCAGCCGAGGAGCTCTTCGGCCTTTCCCTCTTCAAACCCGGCGGCCGCGAACCATGACTTCTGGGCCTCGGTTGACTGGTTTTTCTCGGGGCCGTCCGACCTGTCCTGGACGGAGCCGGGGTCGGGAGCGATCCTCGGGGCCTTTTCCATGTACTTCTGGAACCGCTCGGGGTCCGAGGCGGCGAAGGAAAGGGCCTCCTCCCGGATGGCCGGGATGATCTTCCCCTCGTCCTCGTACTTTTTAACCAACCCCTCAGCCTCCATTTTCCCCACCCGGTCCTGGAGAGAGGAGAACTGGGTCTTGTCGAAAGTGGCGCCGTCCATCTTCAGCTCGTGGATCCGGCCGATGATTTCCCTGCTTTCCTTCGGGGTCTCGCTGAACCCGAGCACCTTCGACAGCTCGGCCGTAAACTCGGTGGAGGCTTTGCCGGCCTCGACCGCGGCCTGAATAGCGGAAAAGACCGCCGTCTCGTCGGCGGCCTCTTTAAGCCCCAGCAATTTGATCAGTTTCTCCTTCATCTGTTTTTCCTCCTCATTTTTGATTTTCTGGCCCGGATCGGGCCCGACTTTTCCCGAATAAAAATTCAACGAATGGCTGCCGTCCTGGCTAAACTGAAAACAGAAATTCTCCCCGGCCGCGGAGGCCGCACTAATCCGGCTCTGGATTTCCTCCGGGGTGAGCTGGTTAAACTTCATCCCCTCCAGACCATGCACCGCGGGGTCCGCCGCCCCCAGCATCCCGACATGACGAAGGTGAATTTTCTTGGTCGGGGACTCTTCCGGGCGGAAAAACCGGGGGCTCACATACTGAAACATCCCCTTGTTGACTACGTCCTTGACCCAGGGAGCGATCCCCTTGAGCTTGGCGTGAAGGGTCTCGCCCGCACGGCGGAGACCGGTCACCCAGCCCCAGGCGGGGCTGTCAATTTCCGGGTGGCCGAAACAAAGCGGGGCGTTGTATCTTGCCGGATCGTAATCGGCGACGACCGTGTCCAGGTCCTCGACCGAAACAGGAATTTTCCCTGGGTATTCTCCAGCGATGAAAATGGGGATTTCGAATTCCATCGCTTCCAACTAAACCGGGAGACGGAAAAGATGTCTAACACTCCTGGCAAAATTGGCAGAGAAAGTTTTGGGGGATTTCGGGGAAAGAAAGCCGAAACACACCTCTCCCTCCGCCCCCTCCCACCGAGGGGAAGGGCTCAAGAGAGGAAAGATTCAGCCTATTGCGGGACCTTGTTTAGATTGTGAAAATCTCGGAGAACTCTGCCCCTGAGGTCGAATCTACTGAAGTCGTGGCGCCAACCGGTATTCCAAAGCTGTTTGGCATTGTAACACGGACTTCGTAATGGGGGGCTTTATCAAACGCTTCACACTCAATTTCCCCCTTATGCCCTGGGAGGCAAAGAGGGAGTAAAATAGAGGATGCAAACGCTACTCCCGCCGTCACGGTAATTGTTTTCGACCGGAACCAATCAAGAAGGACTTCTCCGTCGTCCTCGGCGTCCAGCATGGCCTTTGAGTAATTAAAATTTCTCCCATTAATCATACTTAAAGCATGAATGATTGGTTTAATTCCGTCAATGTCTAAACTGGCAATTCCCCCCGGGCCAGAGAGGCCAGGGCCGATGAGGGGCTGGACTGAAAGCCCTCCTCGGGCCGGGCGGTGGGGCGCCACTGGCTGACCTGGTAGCTCTGGGAGCGGTGCACTGGCACCACCTGGCAGCGGCAGTTAAAACCGTTGGGCGGCCACCAAGTGTCCCAGACCGGATCGTCCGCGGCAAAGACCTTTCCGTCCATGGCCGCGTGCTCGTCCCGGACGGCAGAGTCGCCGGCGGTCACATACTTGTAAGCGGGGAAGGCCTCGGCCACCTCCGGGCTCTTGAGCTGCTCCCACCGGCCGGCGTTGTAAGCGGTCTGGAGGTTGGTCCGGAAAATGGTCTCAATCCGAAAATCAGAAAACCCGACAAGCTGGTCGGCGGCGTTCTTGCGGAAGGTGTCCAGGGTCAGCCCTTCGGAAAGGGACCGGGACAGCTCCTCCTGGAGCACTTCCAGGACCCGCTTCCGGGTGATCCCGCTGACGGTAAAGGCGGCCTGGCGGGCCTGGTCCAGCAGGGCGTAGAACTCATCGGCCCGGAGCGGGATCTTTCCCGAGAAATACTTGATCGCCTCCTCCGGGGGCAGGGGCTCCGGCGGGAAAATATCGGACCGGGCGAATTGCCCGGCGGCGAATTTTACTTCTTCAAACCCGGAGAGGTAGTCGATGATCTCCGCCCTGGCCCCCAGGCGGGCGGAGTGGATTGAGAGGGCGATCGACTCGGCAAACTCGTCAAGCATTTCGGATTGCGGATTGTTGATTGCGGATTTGAGAAGGGACTCTACCGAGTCAAAGGACCCCTGGCTAATTATTTTCTCAAGCTCCTGGCGCAGCGGATTAAACGCGCGGCGGCCGCGGGATAGGGCGATCCGGAGGAAAGAATCGATCGGGTCCGCAGCGGCAAACTCAAGCCCGGCGTCTAGCGTTTTTTTTTGAGCCGCAGCGAAGCCGAGGGGACCGGCCGCCGGGGACGCGGGGGCTTCGAGGACCTCGTCGTCATCCTCCACCTCGTCAATGTCAAACTCGCGCTGGACCTGCTTTTTCCCGATCTGCACCCCCATCCGTTGTAAGGTTTCCAGCGTCCGGGCCCGGACCTCCTTGGTGTCGGCTTCGAGTTTTTCATCGGTGGCCGGCTCGTACTCAATTTTAAAACGGGGATATCCGCTCCGGGCGGAGCGGGGGCCGTAATTGAGGTCGACGAAGGGAACGATCAAGTAGCTGTCAATCGCGTCCATGAGCCGAAGGGCATCGGCCTCGACCAGGTCCTGGCGGACGTTCTCGTGCACCCGGCCCAGGGCGTAGGACCCGGTTCCCCCAGTGGAAGTGGTCAGCGTCTGGCCGAGGATGACAATGGTCAGCTCGTTAAGCAGAAACTCAACGAACTGTTTGAATACCGCGGAGGTGCCGGCCTTCTGCGCCTCGACAAATTCGATCTCGCAGCCGGCGGGGATGACCGCGCCCGCATCCGAGGCCAGGTCCAGGATCGCCTTGACCAGGACCTGGATGTCCTCGTCCCGGGCGTTGTTGGGATATTTTCCCACCCGCAGGGGAAAGCCGTAGACGTCGAGGAAGCTGACCCAATCCTTGATTCCGTAGCGGCCGAAGAGGTCATACCAGAGGCCGGACATCAGGAAACCCTTTTTCAGGGTCTCGGCCCCGCGGCTGACCCGGTTGAGGATAAATTTATAGGGGGACATTTCCACGCCGGTCTTGGGCTGGTCGTCGGTATAGAAATTAAATCCGCCGGTGGCGCGGTTGTAGATCAGCTTGCGGTGGGCGACCTCGGGTAAGGCCACGGGCACGAGCTGCTTGCCGGACCGCTCCCACATAATCTCGCAGGCGGCCACGCCTCGGGCGGGCCCCTCGAGAAGGTGCTCGAGAGAGTCGCGCAGTCCATCGATCCAGCGAATCGCTGATTTGCAGGCGTCGGCGATTTCCTCGTCCTGGGAATTTTCGGAGTCGGCCGCCTCCACCGTCCAGGGCAGATTGAGGACTGCCAGGCGGCGGGTGGAGCAGTTGCCGCCGATGCGCGGGGTGCGGACCTGAATATCCGAATATAAGTCCTGGAGACGGTACCAGTCATAGCCGTCCTGGGCCCGGCTGAGAATGGCCGCCAGGTCAGCGGGCTTCATCCCCGCCACGGGGTGTTCCAGGGACTGGTCCCGCTGGTCCACCGTAACCAGCCGCCGGGCCAGCTCTTTTTCCGAGGGGGCTTTCCCCGCGACGAACTGGGCCGATTCCCGCCTGCCTTTGACCCTCGCTCCCTTTGGGGCTGGTTTTTTATTGCGGTGGTCAAAGGTTTTTTTCTGCGCCTTTTTCTTCGTTGCCATGTTAGAACTCCTTGAATTTGTCCGCGCTCCCCGCCCGTTTTGCGGTCCGGTCGGGCGGCCGCATGGAAAACTTTTTCCCCGGCTTCTCCCCGCCCTTCATCGGCCGGGGCCGGACGGAGCGGTATTCAAACCTGAACACCGGGTTGAGCTCGATCAAGCTGACCAGCATCTCCAGCGCGTCCGGGCCGTCATCGTGGTCGGCCTTCGGCCAATACTTGAGCTGGTCCAGGAGGGTCCGGTGGTGCTTCCGGAACCGGATCCAGCCGTTGCGGATCCACGGCTGGAGCTTCATGATCCGGAGGCCCTTGTCAACGTTGGGCTTGAGGGTGACCACGTTGAGGGTCTCGCCACGTTCATGGCATATCCGCTCGATCCGGCGGATGTAATATTCCTGAAACTGAATTATTTCACCCGCAAACGCTGAAAGGCTCTTCTTTTTATGGTAGGTGAAAATGTCCTCGAGAACGGAGTCGGGGTCCTTGCGGTCGATGTCCGCTATGTCCAACCACAAGATGTCCTGGGCGTAATCCCCGATCATCAGGGCGTAAGGATCGTTTTTCCGGGACTTCTTTCCCATGGACGGATCGAGGGCGCCGTAGCGGGGCGCGTCGGCCAGGTGGGTGTCCCCCTCTTCCCAAAAATGGAAGTCTTCCGGCTTGAACGGGCATTCGTCGGGGCTGATCGGCTCGTTCTGCTTCTCGGAGTCGAAATAAGCCGGGCCGTCGGAGATCCTCATTTTCATGAGGTAGTAATAGTCCTCCTCCTCCGGCCAGAGGACTTTTGTCCCGGCGAGCATTTCTTCTCTGTTCCGCTCGAAGAACTCGTCCGCCAGCCGCTCTGCCTTCTCTTTCCCGACGGTAATGTCGATAAAAATCTTTTCCCACTCCTCCCAGAGCGGAGACTCGGACCACTTGAGCACCGACTGGAACTTCCGGCCCTTCCACCCCGGCCGCTTTAGAAGCCGGTTTAAGAGGCTGTCATAGTGGAGAATCGTCCCGACGACAATAAAGACCGTGTATTTCTTCCCTATCTTCATCAGGGTTTTAAAAAACCAGTTTTCCAGCTTTTTCCTTTGCTCGGGTGATTCGACGCCCTCCTCGTTTTCCAGATCGTCCCCGATCACCAGGTCGGGCCTCATCGCGCCGTGCCGCATCCCCCGCATCCGCTGGCCGGCCCCCGCGCTCCGGATCTTCACCCCGTTTATCGTGATCAGCGTTCCCCTCCGCCAGGTGCGGCCGGGGATGCAGATGTCGGGGTAGTCCTGGGCCAGCCGCTCGTTCATTTCCAGCTCGAACTGGATGAACGAGACGAAGTCATCGGCCTGGTCCTTCGTATCACTGGTAATAAGGATGAACCGCCGCTTTTTAAAGGTCGTGCACCAGAGGGGGAGGATCAGCGTCTCCCAGGTGGACTTGGCGTTGCCCCGGGGGGCGGCGTCGGATTCCTTGTCGCCTTCGCCGGTCTCCTCCGCGTGATCGATCAGCTTCTGGCTCCGCTCGCAGAGATACCGGTGCAGCTCAGAGTTGGGTTTCTCGAGATAATGGGGGAAGTATGTCAGGCCAAAAAACTCGAGGGATTTGGAGGCCCGCTCGATCCTTTTCTTTTGAGCTTTTGCGTCTTTCGGAAAAGGTTGGGTATGCTCCGCGAGAAGGAGACGGACCTCCTCCTTGAGCTCGTCAATCCCCTTCTTGAATTGCTTGGTAGTAAGACGACGGCGGGCGGCCATCGGTTAGCCTCCAAACTGGGCTTCGATGGCTTTCCCCATTCCGTCGAGGTGCTGGGCCAGGGCCTCGACCAGCTCGGTCTCTCCCTGCTCGGTAAGGTATTTAATCTCAACCTCGAGGAGCTCGAGGAAGAGGGCCGGCTTGTCTATCTTCTGCTCTGCCGTCCGCCGGCGGTTGGTGATCTGGCTGATCTGGTTGGCGATTTTCAGGTAAGCGAACAGGTCCTGGTTGTCTAGAGACTTGGTGGTGCGGAGGTGGGCCGACTTTTTTTCCGCCAGGGCCTTGAGGTCGCTGAGCAGGGCCAGCTCGACGTCGTTGGCCTCCTGCTCCAGCCGCTGGGCGAAGGCGTCGGCCTTGGCCGCCCGCTCCTCCCACTCCAGCTCGTCGCGGTATTTCTTTAATGTCGGGCGAGAGAGGGAGGGGTACTGCCGCCGGAGCTCCTCCAGGGCGGGGTCAAGCTTCCGGTGCCGAGCCCAGGCTTGGTAAAACTCCTCGATTGCTCTCGGGCTGTATGAAGCCATGCTCTAATTTCTCCACTTCTTTTTCGAAGATCTCCAGGCTGGACTGGACCAGCTCCTGCTCAGCCTGCGGGAGCAGGGCGTTGTAGCGGATGGTGTCGAGATATCTCCCTATCCTGCCGTTCATTTCCGGCTCAGGATCTTGGCCAGGAGCTCGGTGAGCTTAAAGACCTGCCCCTCGAGCAGGTCCCGGCGGACCTTCTCCCGGACGATCCACCACAGAAAAAAAAATTCAGACCCAGCGAAAAGATGAAAAAACCGCTCGGGTCGGAGATGATCTCGCGGGCAAAGCCGAAAAAACCTTCCAGGGCGTTCATCGCTCTGCGCTCCGCGCCCTTGGTCTACTCATCTTTATCCCCCCGGGCGTGGAGCAGGGCCTCCACGTCGGTCTCGTGGGTGATGGTGTTGATCTTGGCATAGAGGCGCATCAGCTTTTTCAGCTTGGCTGCGCCCTTTAGCTGAGGTTTCTTTTCCTGGGGGGCGGTGATCCCGCGGAGCTCCTGCTCGATGATCTTGATCGCGGCGTCGATCGTGTCGTCGCTCTCCTCGGTGTCGCCGTTCTGGGGGAGCTCCTTGAGCAGGTCCTTGACCTCGATCTTGAGCTTGTCTAAGGCGTCGAGTTTGTCGTACAGCTTGGATTTGATTTCCTCGATTTTAGAACTCATATTGAAGGCTCCCCTTTACGTTCCAGTCGTTTAATCTCCAGTCGTAGCCGCCGAGGGCTGAGGCGTTCCATTTCCCCCGCCCGTAGCGGAGGCCGCCCCAGACCCCGGTCCGGT